ATTGTTATCGATAAACTGAAGTACAGAAATATTGCATGGAACAATGTTGAAAATGATAACACTGTAAGATATGTCAACTCAGAATATGTAGAGTTCGATCGCTATACATCGATGCAAATTAAGATCGTTCTTCTTGCAACGCAATCTCACATTGTTCCAAAGGTAGAGGCTATTCAGGTTATCGGAGTTTCCGCATAATGTTAGTCAAGACTGAAACTGATGGATTCATGAAAGATACTTCTACTGGAGCTTTCATAAATACAGACGATGCATCTTATGCAAAGTTTGTAGCAGAGAGATCGAAAGCGAAGAATAGCAAAGAGCTATCGAATAGAATCAGTGCAGTCGAAGACGATCTCAAAGAAATTAAAACTCTACTCTTACAAGTAGTGAATGGAAGAAATTAATGTCAAGACCAGTAGCTAATGTTGATGTAATTACCGACTCGTTCGAGGTTTGGCTCCTCGAGACCAATGAACTTCTTCACGCGCTTTCGACAGAAATCATCACTGCAAATAGCACGTATGCAAACACGGGTAACACTGCGTTTCCAAGAACAGCTCAGCTATACGGAACATTCGGGGCTAATAATCTCGTCGTAACAAACTGGATGAAAGGCGGAAACGTCAACGGTTCGTTTGCGAATCTCATGATCAGTACGAACACTGTTCTGAGCAACGTGACATCGACCGAAATTCGTCTGGAAGTTGCCAATGGTTCTTCGAACACATTCATGTGGCAGTACGGTCTACATGCTGGTTTGACTGGTGCAAACCTTGTCGCTAACACAACGAAGCTGACGATTCAGTCGAACTCGACCACGAATACAACAGCAACTGCATTCGCAGTTGTTGCCGCGAATAGCACTAACACTGCTACGATGAATCCAATTAGCTTTAGCACTGGATTGTTTGTAGCGAACACGATTCAGATTACATTAGGTGCCAATGTCACTGCTAATGCCACGAATGGTGGTACGATCCAAGTCACAGGATCCGGAGCAGTAGGTAACAGTGTATCAAATAGCAGCGGCCTATATGTAGGCAATACTGTTACGAACAGTCAGATGACGAGTGTTCGATTCTTTGCCGCAGAAGGTAGCAATACCGTACTCGCAAACAATCAGATCATTAGCATTGCCAATACAACATCATCTGCAAATATTGATCCTATCAGTTTCAAGACAGGCATCTTTACAGCTAACACCATTCAAGTTTCACTTGGTGCCAATGTCACTGCGAATGCTACCAACGGCGGCACGATCCAAGTAACAGGAACTGGTACGGTCGGCAATACGGTTGCAAATAGTAGTGGCCTGCATGTAGGTAATACTTTAAACTCTTCACAAGTCACATCAGTTCGTTTCCTTGCATCTGAAGGTTCAAACACCACTCTTGCAAATACTCGAATCATTAGCATCGCTAACTCGAGTGCCACTGCAAACATCGAACCGAACGCATTTAAAACTGGCATCTTTACTGCCAATACTATTCAGATCTCGCTCGGCGCAAACGTCACGGCAAATGCTACCAATGGTGGTACAGTGCAAATCACTGGAACAGGTGCGATTGGTAACGTTGTAGCAAATAGTAGCGGAGTATTTGTAGGTAATACGCTTAACGCTTCTGAGTTAACATCGCTTCGATTCTTCACCGCAGAAGGTAGTAATACCGTTTTAGCGAATACTCGAATTGTTAGCATTGTCAACTCAACGTCGACATCTAACGTTACACCGACAGGATTCTTTGCAGGTATTGTTACTGCTAACCAAACAGTTGTTGCAGTCGGAGCGAATGTCGTTGCAAATGCTACTACGGTTCTTGTTGGGAATGCAACGTTTAATACGGCGATTGGTAATGGATCGATCACTGCATCTGCGAATCTTACCATTACGCCGACAAGCCATCTTGTTGTTGTAGGTGCTGCGACAGTCAGTTCGAACGTTGCTCTTGCAAATACGCTGACGGTTACAGGAAATACGAATCTTTCGAATACGCTCACTGTAACTGGAGCTACAACGCTTTCGAGTACTCTTGGAGTAACAGGAGCAACTGCTCTAGCGAATACGCTCGCAGTGACTGGTCCTGCTACACATGCAAACATCGTGACTTTCAAGACTGAGCACGTAGTTGATATCTTTGCAAACGGAAATCTTGGAGCTACGACTGGTTCAGATCTTCTTGTCTTCGAATATCCAAAGGCAGACTATAGCACTGCTAAACTTCTCATTCAATTGAAAAATGCTGGTAATACACAGATCTCTGAAGTACTACTTGCTCATGATAATTCGACTGCGCAGCTTACAACATATGGTACGGTTTCTTCACCTGTTGCAGCTAATTCCGGAGTCAGCTTACTTGGTACTTTCTCTGCGAACGTGGCTACTGCAAACGTAAGAGTATATGTCAATCAAACAAGATCTAGCACGGCTGCAAAAGTTGTTGCTCAATTCATTAAGTAAGGTAATATATGTCAGGCGCAAATAATAGATTTAAGGTTGATAACGGTCTAGTTGCTTCTGGCAACGCGATCTTCTATGATCGTGTCGACGTAGAAGCCAACGCGCACTTTAAAAACGACTTGTTTGTTGTATCTGGTAACCTTGTAGTAAATGGTTCTCTTGTATACGCCAACGTTACCATCGGTCAAGGCGGGGTTCTTCTGATTGCAGATCAGCAGCCACTCGGTAATACTTCAAACCGTTTCAATGCTTTCGTATTTAATACGACATCTTATGGAACACTACGACCAGATGCAAACGGTGGTGCACTTGGTACTACGACTGCTCGCTTTGATGTCTTTGCAAACAATATCACCGTTACAAATACGGTGAATTTCCCGAGTGGAGCAGGCGTTAACTCGTCGCTCTATACTGGTACAGCAAGCAATGCTAACACCGTATACAATATCTCGGCGAATGGTATCGTAGTCAGAACTGGTACAGGAACAGGTACTACGGTATCGATTGCTTCTACGAACGGCATTAGCGTAACAAACGGCAACGGCGTTTCTGGAAATCCTACGATTAGTTTTGTAGCGAATGCTGGTTTAACAGTAAACGCGGCAGGCGTATTTGTTGATGCATCTGCTATTACTGTCGGTACACTTCCTACATCTCGGGGCGGTACAGGCGGATCGATCAATAACCTTCTACCTACACAATCTGCTGGAACAACAGGTTTCGTCCTTGCATCAAGTGGAGCGACAGCTAACTTGGTGTGGACGCAACTTGCTGGACCTCAAGGTGCGCAAGGTGCAACTGGTGCTCAAGGTGCACAAGGATCTACCGGTTCTCAAGGACCAACTGGTGCTCAAGGCGCAGCTTCGACAGTTCCTGGTCCACAAGGCGCGCAAGGAATAACTGGTTCCCAGGGTCCACAGGGAACAACTGGTTCTCAAGGACCACAAGGACCTTCGGTTCAAGGACCGACGGGACCACAAGGTGCACAAGGAATTATCGGACCTCAGGGACCGCAAGGAACAACTGGTGCTCAAGGTGCTGCTTCAACCGTTGCCGGTCCTCAAGGCGCCCAAGGTTTGCAAGGTATCCAAGGACCACAGGGACCGCAAGGCCTTACAGGTGCACAAGGTGCAGCATCTTCAGTTGCTGGTCCTCAAGGTGCTCAAGGATTACAAGGCGCTCAAGGTGCAACTGGTCCTCAAGGATCTCCTGGAATAAACGGAGCACAAGGTGCAACTGGTGCTCAAGGCGCGGCAGGTTCAAGTATAACAGGTGCTCAAGGTGCAACCGGACCACAAGGTGCCCAAGGAAGTGCATCTGGTGCTGTCGCGCCTATTCTAAGACACGTCACCGCAGGATTTACAAGTGGCGGCCAAGTTTTTGTAACAGCGACTCAACCTACTGCTTCAGCGGCTGGTGATATCTGGATTGACACTGCAGGAACTACAGGATATACACAAAGTCTCTCGTCAAATGGATGGACTAAGTTGCCAAACGGAGCAATTATTCAGTGGGGAACAGTAACTGTTACTCCAAATACTACAGGATCTGGATCATTTCCAACATCGTTCACCGCGGTTGCCCGAGCTGTGATGAATGGCGTAGGAGATACAGGCGTATTTGGACAGGCTTCTAAAGGTGCAACCATTTTTAGTGTATCAACAACTGGTTTCAGTTGGTTTAACGGAGATGAAAGTTCTCATACCGGTTACTGGTTAGCAATGGGATATTAATAAAATGACAATTTACTACAGCCCAACAACAAAAGGTTTTTACGATACTGATTTTGGGTATCCGTCATTGCCGCAAGATATTGTTGAAATTACCGCAGAGCAACACCAGCAGTTTCTCCATGGTATGAATATGCAAAATAAAGAATTGGTTTTATCACAAGGAAATCTTGTTTTGCAAGATCGAGTCGTGGTAATTACTTGGGAACAAATTAGATCGAAAAGAAATAATCTTCTAGCTTTATCTGACTATACTCAAATGGCAGATTGGCCTGGAGATAAAACTGCTTGGGCTACATATCGTCAAACTTTAAGAGATCTTCCTCAGACTTATACAAATGCAGCAGACGTTGTTTGGCCATCTAAGCCAGGAGAATAATAAGTGCCGCTAACGTTCCTATCTGCTAAACCTGTTAAATATTGGAACGGCTCGTCGTGGGTCGGGAGCCAAGATTTTGCCGCCGTTAAAATGTGGAATGGATCTACGTGGCAATATGTAGGAATACGTCCGTATGCAGATGTAGCCTTAGTTACTTTTAGTCCCGTGGGCGGCACAATATCATCTCCGACTTTTGACACTGCCGAAGCGTATGGTTCCCAAGCAGGTTATACTATCACAGCTTCTTCAAGCGTAGTTTGGACTTATACTGGAGGAGATGGATTTAGTGGATACGCCAGTGTTGCAAGTGGAGGAAGTGCTTCATCAATTGAACTTGTAGCAGCTTATACAGGTGGTTTCAATGAACAAACGTTTAACGTATCAGCATCAAATGGTGCAGAAACTAAATATTGGGTGATAACTGTAACATCTTATAGTTTTGAATAAACATAGCGGAAGAATTAAATGGCACTGAAAGCAAATATCATTATCGATCAAGGCACTTCATTTGCTACGTCTATTGATGTGACTGATGAAAATGGTAACATCGTAAATCTTACAGGATTTACAGGTGCCGCTCAGATGCGTAAGCATTATACTTCGACCGCTCAAACCGCATTTACAGTTTCGATTACTGCTGTGACTGGCGTCGTCGCTCTTTCGATGTCGGCAAATACCACAAATGGCCTTACAGCCGGAAGATACGTATATGACTGTGAGTTGACTGATGGCAGCGGAACAGTTTCTCGTCTTGTTGAAGGTATCGTCACAGTTACACCAGGAGTTACAAGATAATGGCAGGTGCATCTCGTTTAGTCGCTACAATTACAAATAACAACGGCAGATTATCATCTGCTGGTCCTATTACTCTGAAAAATCAAATTCAAGAAATACGAAGTATTGAAAACATACTCGACGTCAGCGTCGTTGAAGCCGCCAATGGCGCTACATTAATCTACAATTCTCAAAATGATAAATATGAGGTGAGACAACTGTCATTCGCGGATCTAGCAGTAGATCTCGACGGCGGATCATTTTAACCTAAAAGGAATAGCCAAATGGCAGACAATTTAATTCAAATTAAAAGGTCGTTAACGACAGCTGATGCGCCAACATTAGCTAACGGTGAATTAGCGTTTACAGCAAATGGCGATCACTTATTTATTGGTTCGAATGGTGCTTCGATCACCATTGCCGGTAAATTTAATCCTGGTATACTGACCGCCAACCAAGCACTCGTTGCGAATGGTACCTCTGGTATCGACAAGATTATTGTTGCTAACGCTGTTGTGACAACAGTTACAGCCAATGGTTCGACGGGTACCAACGGACAAGTACTGAGTTCAAATGGAACAGCCGCTTATTGGGAAACTCCTACTTCTGGCGTATCTGGTTCAAATACACAAGTTCAATTTAATAATTCTGGCGCATTAGCCGGAGACGCAGACTTTACGTTTGATAATACCAATAATAAACTGTCTGTTGCCGGCGGCGTTCTTGCTGGCTCTGGCGGTAACTTCGTCGTTGGTTCTAATTCTTTTGTTGCGAATGCCACCGGTGTATTCTCTACAGGCACCGTGAACGCAGCGATTGTGAGTGTTGGTACGGCGTTCGTAGCAAATGCCACACAGATCAATATTGGAACTAACGTTGCTCTTAATGCAAATGGCACAAATGGTACTGCAGGACAAGTTCTTGCATCGAACGGAACAGCTGTATACTGGGTAACACCTCAAGATGGTGATATTACATCAGTCGTAGCCGGTTCTGGTCTTACTGGTGGCGGTACATCTGGCGAGGTAACTCTTGATGTTGGTGCTGGTAACGGTATCAGCGTCTCTGCAGACGCGATTGCTGTAGTTGCAAATAGCGGTCTTGCTTCAAATACCTCAGGCGTACACGTTATTGCAAATAACGGTCTATCTGCAAACGCAACAGGCGTTTTTGTTGTTGCCGGAGCTGGTATTGCTTCGAACGCAACAGGTGTGCATGTCGTATCTGGTAACGGTACGATTGTTTCGAATACCTCGGGCGTTTATGTCAATGCTGCTGCACTTTCAATTGCCACATCGCAACTTTCAGGCGACGTTGCTCTTGGTTCGGGTACATCAGGCGACTATGTTGCTACTATCACAGCTGGTAACGGTATTTCTGGATCCTCATCTGGTGAAGGTGGTGCAGCCACGATTGCTGTTGTAGCAAACAACGGTATTGTATCGAATACTTCAGGCGTCTTTGCCAAAGCTGCTAACGGTATTTCTGTTGATGGCGCTGGTATCAACGTTGTTGGCGGTGATGGTCTTACAGCTAACGCGACTGGAGTTCATGTTGGTGCTGCTAACGGTATTAATGTCACTGCAGATGCAGTTGGCCTTACCACTGGTTCAACACTCACGGTCAACTCTGCTGGACTCCATGTTAATACTGCACTCTCGATTACAGATCTTTCTCTTTCCGGAAATCTGACTGTTCTCGGTACGCTTTCGACAATCGATACTACCAACCTGACAGTCCAAGATTCGCTGATCGAGCTTGCAAACGGAAACGCAACAACCGACATTCTTGATATCGGTCTTTATGGTCAATACGGTGCCACTGGAGCTAAATATACCGGTCTTTTCCGTGATGCTACAGATGGCGTTTATAAGCTCTTTGCTGGTTCTCAAACAGAACCTACAACAACTGTAGACACTGCAGCAGCCGGTTATACTACTGCTACATTACAAGCATTCCTAAACTCTGGTGGTTTGGTTTCGAACGCGACTAACGTTACTCTTACTGCGAACTCGACACTCGCGGTTGGTATCACAGCGAATACATTGAGTCTTTCGACTGCACTGCCTGGAACAAGCGGTGGTACTGGACTCGCGACTGTTACTGCAGAAGACATTTTAGTTGCTAACTCTTCGAACGGTTTTAGAAAATTAGCTGTTGGCTCTACTGGATTCGTGCTTCAGTCTAACGGTACAGCAGTTGTATACGCAACCCTCGACGGCGGGACATTCTAATTTATGGAAGCTGAATTTGTAAATGAGTACATCAATCGATTACTCGCGAGTGTACATGATCTTACAAGTAAGAACATCATGCTAGAAACAAGACTGGTCATGGCCGATAAAACCATGACCAGTCTTCAAGCAAAAATTGTTGATCTTGAAAAGCTTGGAAATAAAAATAAAAAAGCTGAAGATACTTCTGTATAAATAGAATATTAGGGGTTACATAACCGCTTCGTTGCTCTATATAGAGGTTGAGAATGGCAAATAAATTTCAATTTAAGCGCACGACAATTTCTGGTCGTACAGCTAATACTACTGACGTAGCAAATTCCGGCTTTATTGATAACGGTGAATTTGCAGTCAACCTAACTGACCGTAAAGTCTTCTCTTCAGATGCTGCGAATGCCATCTTTGAAGTTGGTTCAAATCTCTCTTCTCTCGCTGTCACTACGATCGTAGCCAACGGATCTTCTGGATCCAACGGCCAAGTTCTTTCATCGAATGGAACAGGAGTTTATTGGGGCTCAGGCGGTACGGCAAATGCTGCTACCATGAATACCTATACGTTTACTGTCACATCGAATACCACGGTGTTTACAGGATTAGACGACACATCAAACACATTCGTATATACTTTAGGGCTTGAAAGCGTCTTCATTAATGGTTCGCGTCAGATTGCGGCCGTTGACTATAACACGACAAATACCACGGTCTTAACGCTTACATCGAATGCGATTGCTGGTGATATTGTTCAAGTTACAACTTTAAATGGTGCTTCACTTACTCTCGGATCTCAAGGCGCTCAAGGTGCTCAAGGTGCAACCGGTGCACAAGGTGCTCAAGGCACAACGGGTGCTCAAGGCGCTCAAGGTGTTGCTGGCGCTCAAGGTGTTCAAGGCGCAACTGGCGCAACTGGTGCTCAAGGCACAACGGGTGATCAAGGTGCTCAAGGTGTTGCTGGCGCTCAAGGTGTTCAAGGCGCAACTGGCGCAACTGGTGCTCAAGGTGTTGCCGGCGCTCAAGGTGTTCAAGGCGCAACTGGCGCAACTGGTGCTCAAGGTGTTGCTGGACCTCAAGGTGTTACTGGTGCTCAAGGCGCTCAAGGTGCTCAAGGTGCCACCGGTGGAGGTGTAACCTCAGTCGCCACGGCTAATGGACTTTCTGGTGGAACGATTACAACTAGTGGTACAATTGGAGTAACTGCTGGGCCAACACTTACGGTCAATACGACTGGTATTCATGTGAATTCCACATTATCAATCGCCGATCTTACACTCTCGGGTAACCTGACAGTTTCCGGTACAAGAACTTACGTGAACACCACAACACTCGACGTTGGTGATAATATTGTTACGCTGAATGCAGATCTTGGAGCTAATCCTCCTACTGAGAATGCTGGCTTCGAGATCATGCGCGGGACGTCTGCCAACGTTCAGTTCGTCTGGGATGAAACAAATGATCGCTGGTCTACAAACAGTCAACCACTTGCTGTTTCGTCTCTTGTAGCCGCAGGTGCTGCATCTGGAATTACCACCCTTGCTGCCGGTAATACTACGATCACTGGTTTTGCCAACGTAACCTCGACGCTACAAGTAGCTGGTATTACTACTCTTAATGCCAACGTTGCAATGGCAAATAATGTGTTAAGTAATCCTAAGCTTGCTTCATACAAAGAAGCAGTTGTTGCCAATACTATAACAACAACTACTCACACTGTAGATTTATCACTATCCAACGTATTCGATTTGACATTGGCCAACGCGTCTATTACAATTACATTTTCAAATCCTCCTGCATCGGGCAATGCATACAGTTTCACACTTCATTGTAAACAAGACGCCACGGGATCGAGAATAATCACGTGGCCGGCTTCTGTTAAATATCCGAATGCTTCGACACCGACGATGTCAACTGGTGCAAATAAAATCGATGTCTTCAGTTTCTTTACCCTCGACGGAGGTACAACATATCTCGGTGCCTTATCTCTTGCAAATACAGGTTAATAAGAAGGTTATACGATGCCATTAAATGTATTTAGAGCTTCAGGTAAGGCTGCTCCAGCCACACAAGTATTCAATGCCCCCGCAACATTCGTCGTTCCTGCAGGCGTATATTCTATAGATATATCTGGTCGTGGCGGCAATGGAAACGCTGGTAATGCAGGCAATCCTGGTACTGCTGGCAATGCTGGTAATCCTGGAAATAATGGGGCCGCAGGAACTGGTGGTGCTGGTGGTACAGCTGGGACATCTGGCAATCCTGGCGCATCAGGAAATGCTGGCACAAACGGGGCCGGCGGAGCTGGCGGTGCTGGTGGTACAGCTGGAACATCTGGAAATCCCGGCGCATCAGGAAATGCTGGCACAAACGGTGCTGGCGGCCCAGGAGGAGCCGGAGGTGCTGCAGGGAATGCTGGGAATCCAGGTGCCACTGGCAATGCAGGTACGAATGGTGCTGGCGGAGCTGGCGGTGCTGGTGGTACTGCTGGAAATGCTGGAGCGACAGGAAACTCCGGCAATCCCGGTACTAATGGTGCCGGTGGTGCAGGCGGTGCTGCTGGTAATGCTGGGAATCCAGGTGCCACTGGCAATGCTGGTAACCCAGGAACAAATGGCGCCGGCGGTGCTGGCGGTGCTGCTGGTAATGCTGGGAATCCAGGTGCCACAGGAAACTCTGGTAATCCTGGTACCAATGGTGCCGGCGGTGCTGGCGGTGCAAGAGGAAATGCTGGGAATCCAGGTGCCACAGGAAACTCTGGAAATCCAGGAAATAATGGTGCCGGCGGTGCTGGTGGCACTGGCGGTAGCGCAGGTACGGGAGGAGGCGGCGGACAAGGTTCAGCCCGACCTTGCGGTGGCGGAGCCGGTAGCGGTGGTAGTCCGGGCGGTGGCTGCGGTTGTTTTGGCACCCCATTTGCGCCTTGTTCTGCCCCCGGCGGCGCCGGAGGCTCTCCTGGCGGAGGAAATGGTGGCTTTGGTGGAAGCGCAAATCTTGGGGGGTGCGTTTGCGGCGGCGGCGGTGGCGGCGGCGGAGGCGGCGGTAGCGGAGTGACTGGTAATTCAGGGAGTGCAGGTGGTGCGGGTGCCAATGGAAGTGCTGGAAATACTGGAGCCGCAGGATCAGGGGCAACTGCTGGAGCAGCAGGAAGTCCCGGTGGAGCTGGGGCCAATGGAAATGCTGGAAATACTGGAGCAGCAGGAACTGGAGCAAACGCTGGAGCAGCAGGAAGTCCTGGTGGAGCTGGTGCCAATGGTAATGCCGGCACAACAGGGGCGGCTGGAACTGGAGCAAACGCCGGAGCAGCAGGAAGTCCTGGCGGTGCCGGTGCTAATGGTAATGCCGGCACAACAGGGGCCGCAGGTACAGGGGCAACTGCTGGAGCAGCAGGAAATCCAGGTAATGCAGGCGCAGCAGGAAATACTGGAGCAAATGGTAATGCAGGAACAGGGGCAACCGCTGGATCTACTGGCAATCCAGGTAATGCCGGCGCAGCAGGAAATCCAGGTGCAAATGGTAATGCCGGCACTGGAGCTAATCCAGGGGCAGCAGGGAGCCCTGGAAATGCCGGAGCAGCAGGAAATACTGGAGCAAATGGTAATGCTGGCACTGGAGCTAATCCAGGAGCAGCAGGAAATCCAGGCGGTGCCGGAGCTGCTGGTAATGCTGGGACTGGCGCAGCAAACGGAAATCCGGGATCAAGTGGAAACCCAGGCAACGTTTCAACGTTTGGTTCCTTAGCTAATTTTCCAGGTGGAACCGGTGGTACTGGTGGGGCTGGAGGAAATGCTACAAACGGAGCAGCTGGCTCGGCCGGAACTTCTGGAAATCCAGGTGGATCAGGCAATCCCGGAAATAATGGGGCTGCAGGAACTGGCGGTGCTGGTGGTACAGCTGGGACATCTGGTGGTATTGGAGGAACAGGCAATCCCGGTAACAATGGAGCTGCTGGTACAGGCGGCGCCGGAGGATCGGCCGGTACTTCCGGAGGTATTGGAGGAACAGGCAATCCCGGTAATAATGGAGCTGCAGGAACTGGTGGTGCTGGTGGTACAGCTGGGACATCTGGTGGTATTGGAGGAACAGGCAATCCTGGCACCAATGGGGCTGGTGGTGCAGGAGGAGCTGGTGGTAATGCTGGTAATCCAGGAGCCACTGGTAATGCCGGCAATCCAGGAAATAACGGTGCTGGTGGTGCAGGCGGTGCTGCTGGTAATGCTGGTAATCCAGGAGCCACTGGCAATGCTGGTAATCCAGGAAATAACGGTGCTGGTGGTGCAGGCGGTGCAAGAGGAAATGCTGGGAATCCAGGAGCCACTGGCAATGCTGGTAACCCAGGAACAAATGGCGCCGGTGGTGCAGGAGGAGCTGGTGGTACGGCGGGTAACTCCGGATCTCCTGGCAACGCTGGTGTAGGCGGAGGCGGCGGAGGCGGCGGAGGCGGAGGCGGAGCATCGGGTTGGACTTTAAAGCAAGGTGGTAGCGGCGCCGGCAATGCTGGTACCGCGGGTAATTCAGGCAACATAAGTGGTGCTACTAACGGCAACGGCGGCGCAGGCGGCAATGGAGGACTTCTTTCGGGCGCTGCCGGTGGTTCAGGTAATGCAGGAACACCAGGCAGCGCAGGAAATACAGGAGCCGCAGGAACTGGAGCAAACGCTGGAGCAGCAGGAAGTCCTGGTAATGCAGGCGCCAATGGAAGTGCTGGAAATACTGGGGCCGCAGGAACTGGAGCAAACGCTGGAGCAGCAGGAAGTCCTGGTAATGCCGGCGCTGCAGGAAGCGCTGGTACAACAGGAGCGGCAGGAACTGGAGCAAATCCAGGAGCAGCAGGAAGTCCAGGCGGTGCAGGAGCCAACGGAAATGCTGGTACAACAGGAGCGGCAGGAACTGGAGCAAATCCAGGAGCAGCAGGAAGTCCTGGTAATGCCGGCGCTGCAGGAAATGCCGGAGCGACTGGCAATGCAGGAACTGGAGCTACAAATGGTGCAGCTGGAAATCCAGGAGGTGCAGGAGCAGCAGGAAATGCTGGAGCGACTGGCAATGCAGGAACTGGAGCTACAAATGGTGCGGCTGGAAACCCAGGCGGTGCCGGAGCTGCTGGTAATGCTGGCACAACAGGAGCAGCTGGAACTGGAGCTACAAATGGTGCGGCTGGAAATCCAGGAGGCGCAGGAGCAGCAGGAAATACTGGCACAGCAGGTAGTGCTGGAACTGGAGCGACCGCCGGAACAGCCGGCACATCAAATCCTGGAGCATCAGGAAACGCTGGTAATATTGGTACTACGACAAATTCAGTATCAGTAAAAGTATACCCATATCAAATAGTTTCTATAAATATTGGAACAGGCAGCGCTAATGGTACGATGAGTGTAACATTTTAGCACAAATAACAAAAAGGAAACAATACATGCTAGTAGGAATTAAAGACGTTTATCTTTATACTGGTTTGACTACGACAGGTGGCAACGACTCTGCTGCAGCCTATCAGTGGCTACAGGATAATAACATTGAGTTTACTCATTTATCATACAACGATAGTAGTCAATACGAATCTGTATTCAATGCTCTAAATACATGGGATATTGGAGAATTTACTGATTTTCCATTTGTCATCTACGATGAAAAACATGACGATTTTACCGCAGTCAAACAAGCATTGATTGGCTTAGATGCCATCACAGAGAGCAACTTAGTCGAACTAGCAGCCCTGTAATTTACATATATATAATAGAGTCATTCATTTGGAACATGTTAACATACAAAGAATGGCATTGGTAATGCGTTGCTATGACAAACTTCCACCACATCTCAGAATATGGATCTCAAGCTTACATTTTAGTTTGCATGATGATCATATTCTGAGAGGTGCGAGCGACGTCGAGCAATGTAAAAAATTTATTGAATCTGGTGGAATACACTATGAAAAACCTGGAAATGGACAAAATTGATGTTTTCGTTTTTTGAAAAGAATGAGCCTAAACTAGAATTTCTTTGCTATGATGATGATTTAGGAAATATACCAGAACCTTATCCTGCCCGCAAACTGATACCAGAATGGTATAAAGCTTTGCCAATGAAGAAGGATGTAGGCTTTGATCAATCTACTCTCAAAAGATGCCCACCTTTTCTTGATGCGATGATCACGGGTTGGATTATTCCACTCGTTGCTGATGTTGAAATCACTTCGAATGAAGATTGTTCGTTCATTGAATACAACAGCAAATATCCGAGAGCAATGATCGAGAATCATTTACAGTGGCAAGTAACATCTGACAAATGCCCCGCTCCACATTTACCAAAACCTCCAATTAAATTCATGAACTGGTGGGCAATCAACTGCCCGAAAGGATACTCACTGTTGTTTGTTCCACCATTAAATAGACCTGATCCAAGATTTACTTGTTTTTCGGGTATGGTAGACTGCGATGGTTATTTTGAGTTTATTAACTTTCCATTTGTTTGGAACGAACCCAATTTTAAAGGTATTCTACCTGCTGGTACACCGTTAATGCAGGTTATTCCAATTAAAAGAGATACTTTGTTTTCGAAAAATGTATGTAGAGCATTCAATGAAACTGAACTGAAAGCACTCAAAGGTACACGTAGAAAGCTTCAAAGTCATGAATCCCATTATCGAGATAATATTTGGGAGCGTAAATAATGGCAGTATATCAAATAGCTCCTTCTCCATCGTTAGGTATACCAGAAATTTCTTTTGCATCATGGCGTGATGGTTTTACTGAAGAAGAGATCGATAAAATAGTTAGTATTGGTGATAGTCTCACGATCAAATCTGCTAGTGTTGGACCTGATAGTAAAGTTGAAGAAGCAGTTAGATCATCTAAAATAGGTTGGATAAATCTTACGCCCGAGACTAATTTTATATATGATAGAATTGCTTTCATAGCAAGACAACTGAACGGTGAATTCTTCAATCTAGATATATGGGGATTTGTAGAGGACTTTCAGTATACTATATACGATGGAAAAGACGATCATTATACGTGGCATCTTGACAGAGGTGGAAATGCAACGAATGCGCCTCGCAAATTATCTCTTGTAATACAATTATCTGATCCTTCTGAATACGAGGGGGGAGATCTTGAGATATTTGATGCACCCGTGCCGACTCAAGTCACAAAACAAAAAGGTTTAGTAGTTGCATTCCCGTCCTTTATTTTACACAGAGTAACTCCTGTGACAAAAGGCATTCGTAAAACTCTAGTAGTATGGTTAGCTGGTCCTCAATTTAAGTGAGATAATATGACAAGAGAATGTGGAAGTTGCACGAAGTGCTGCGGTTGGTTAACTGGAGAAGCTCTTGGCCATCAATTTTGGCCAGGAAGGAAATGTCATTTTGTAACTACAAAAGGATGTTCGATACATGAACAACGACCTGAGAATCCGTGCAAATCGTTTAGCTGTGTATGGTTAGGAAATGAAAAGTTTCCACTCGGTCTTGATACTATTCCGATGTGGATGAAACCAGACGAATCAAACGTAATTATGGTTTGGAGACAACACGAAAATCCTGATCTTAGCTTTTTACAACTGCTTGAAGCAGGCGCTCCGCTAACAGCCGAAATACTTAGTTGGGCTATTCAGTATGGTTTGAACAACGGTTTAAATATATTTTATCAAGTCAACAGTGGTTGGAATAAGATTGGAAACCGACTGTTTTTAGATACAGTGATAGAGGCTGATCTTTCCCAATATACATAACATAAGGATTTTATTATGACAGACATACTTGATCAGTGGCAGTATTTTAGCTCACCTATCTATAGTATTATGAAGCCAGAACTTCTTGATTTCTCAAGAGCAGCATCAAATGCGGCGTTAAGGGCCGCGCGCAAAATAACAAAAATAAACGATGTATATCCAGTCGTGCAAGCAGATGTGTCTAACGAAGAAGATCTTCTTCCACTGATACAGTACACATTAAACACAGCATGGAATCTTTTGAGCGATCAAGGATACAACATGAATGGACTTTCGACTTATCTTACCGAATGTTGGAGTCAAGAACACCATAAGTATTCATCAATGGAGTATCATAATCACAGCGACTGTCAGTTAGTTGCTTTTTATTTTTTAGAGTGCCCGAAAGATCCTCCGCGAATGGTGATTCATGATCCGCGACCAATGAAACTTATGTTACCACTATACGAACATAATTCTTCTAACATTACCACAGCAACATCGTCTATTAATTTTACGCCAGTTCCTGGTCAACTAATGTTTGCAAATTCCTGGCTACCGCATAGCTTTACTCGTAACACATCAACCAAACCTTTCAAATTTATTCACATGAACATTGGTACACGTCCGTACATTGAACCTATAGTATATGATGCAACAGCAGAAATAATCTAATATGTCTGAGTTTATGATAAGATTCAATCAATCAAGAGGACAACCTAATCGCGGGACAGAAGATCATGTCTGGCGCGTTTTCGAAGATGGTAAAGAATATCTATGTAAAAATGTTATCATTAATGTTCCAAGCCGTGGGGCAAAGACAGGTCAAGATTGGAATATCTGTTGCGAAGGTACTATGAGCATATGTAAAGACACCTCTACAATTACTATTAACTAAATTATTATCGGTGAAATTATGAACTTAGAATTTTCAGAAATAAAACTTTATAACCCAGGAGTTCTTAAAACAAGAATTCCAGTTTCTATTTTTGCTGAGTTGACTTGTGACTTGCAAAAGCAAGTTGATAATAATCCGGAAAAATACAATACTAATTTAGCTGGGCAATTAGAAACAGAATTTCAGTATGTTATTAACGGGCAGTTTAGAGAATGCATAGAGCAAACGTTTCTTGAATATAGAAGAAAATTTAATTTTTATGAAAATCATAATTATGTCATTGATAATGATGCTTGGGTAAATTTTCAGAAGAAACACGAATATAATCCAATACATTTTCACCACAAAGCTATTTCATGGGTGATATGGATTGCAATTCCTTATGATTTAGAAGAGGAATTAAATATGCCAAATGTAAGAGAATCAAACTATAAAGTTGCATCAAAGTTTGAATTCATTTATAACTCATTAGACGGTGGAATTAGTACGACTCAATTAGATATTGATAAGACATGGGAAGGTTCTCTTATTATGTTTCCAAATTATCTTAAGCATCAGGTATATCCGTTTCAAACTTCAGACGAACATCGTATTTCTATTTCTGGTAATATAGACATTAGAAATTAATTGGGCGAAGTGGAGTTAAGACTACAATTGTCCCAGAAATTGATGAGTATGCTCTTGCGAGAGCCGCTTTTGATTTCATTGACCCAATGGTAGTATCGACTGCCTTCGAAGTATAAGACCGCACCTTCGGTAGGTTGAAAAGACTCGTGTGTATATTTTAACAATTCTTCTTTTAAAACTTCCGGAGGGCTCAGTTCTTTTTCATAGTCTAACCAACTTCTTTCAGAAATACAAAATTCTCCGCCTTCAAGATCGATTGCTTCTAAGTAACACGATATGGTAATTGGAGACATTAATTCTTCTGGTTTCAACTTTTCTCCAGCCTCAATTCTGTGCCGAAGCTTTTCATTAAAATCTACATGAGGCCACAAATCTCCAGAAGATTTATACGCCTGATACCAATATTCAATATGAGTTTTGTTACAATTAAACTGTTCTCTGTCGAGAAATTCAAGCACAGCTTCATCTGTTTTATTTGTAGGCGCATTACGATCAAAGTAATGCATGTTCGTATGCCTATTTAAACCTTCAAGAAAAGTTAAGCGAATATCTTCATCGAGAGTAGATCTACGAATAATCCTCGAGTTTCCATGGTACATTTTCAAATCTTTCAAAAACATATTTAGCAGCCTCTTTATTCTTTAAAGATTTACCAAAAGCCTTGACGAAACTGTTTGGCATTTTCTTATAGGAAGAAGCTCCTGCTTTATTATCACATTCTGCTGGATGTCGAGAAATTTCTAACTCGTCACATATCTGATTGATATTGGTTTGAGTAAAAAAATCCTCATAAAAGAAGTAGAGCGGATTTGCGAACACACTGTCCAAAGCTTCGATAGTTTCTTTATATTTACATGATATGAAATTGCTCATGACAAATCGTGAAGCTAACGACCGATTTGGAATTTTACCTCCTCCAATCATATTCCAAGAAGACCAACTCCTCTGAATAGGATCTCTCATAATATAAACTGGTACTACTTCGATATCGTATTTTAGTAAACCGTTTTTAATAAGTCGAAAGATGTTCTCACTCGAGCCTTCATAATGTGTGAAGTCGCCTGTGACTTGATTTATATTTGAAACAGCCCGAAAAAAAGACTCTATGTCTTTTCTATATTCGCTTACATCTTCTAAGACAGGAACTAAATCGTCTCTCTGAATAATATTCAGTTCTTTTCCCATATCATAGAAATCTGGGTGTTCTTTAAAATACTCATATAACCAAGTAGTGCCAGATTTCTCGGCTCCTACATTCAATAAAAACTTCATAGATTTAATTGTATTAATATATTTCTAAAATTTGGCCCGTGCGTTGGAGAATCTACGTCTTCTAAAAGTTCATAGTTTGCTGCGTTTGCTCGCATACGCAAAGTTCTATGAAAGATTGAATTTGCAGGAATATTTCTATACAAATGTTTAGTTATACCAATTTCAATATTAAAATTATTTTTGGCTGTTACATTTTCTTGATTAAAAACGTAATTTCTAGAACCGTTTTCATCCGGAGCAGTGAGTGAATGTCTGCCATCTAATGTTCCATTTTCAAGGATAAACCCGCTTACAAATCCCATATCTTTTCCAGCTACAGTATCAAAAGCTCTTATCATAATATAAGTATCATTTGCGCCATGAGGATTTAATCCTGGCCACTCATTATTAATTCCGCTTTCAATTAATGTGCGCATGTTGGTTTTTCGTTCGGCGTCAGTTAATGTAGAATTTTCCGGCCAATTCGCATCAATAGCATCCTTTGATCTTTCATACAAGTCATCAAAATCTATTTCTGACAAATCATTTATAACAGTATAAACAATATTCATATCTTAACTCTCTTTGTAGCTATTATGTCTGCGATGGTATTTATCCAACCTTCTTTGCTTGTATCAAATGGTTGTTCGTGGTGTTGTTTATGCATATGTTCTCCACCACTGATAATTCCGTACCAAAATCCCATATCTTTTGGACCGTTTTTATCATGATTTAGAGATGCGATTCCTGTGGACCATATCGACAATGTAGCAGGAACAATGTAAATAAACAAGTATGCTGGTAACGATATGAATAACAATAGAAACGGTAAGAATAACAAAATCCAGTATTTTTCATAGAAGAAATTGGTAATCTTATTACGAATCAGTCTGACTGTTGTTTTCAAATTTATTTGATTCGTGTCATTATTCCAAAGAATTGGAAAAAGTATTTTCCAACCTTGCAAATGGTAAGGATGCGGATCCTTCTGAGTGTCATGATACTTGTGATGATTGTCGTGCGATACACAGAATTCAAGCGGCGAAGCAAATGAACCATAGAATCCGAATGCCGTGCATATGAATTCTACGATAGGATTCATTGTATGCGTACGATGATTGTGGATTCGATGATACGTAATCGATCCACCTATTACTCTCATCAAAAAGAACGCTGTGAGTGAAACAATTATCCATGGAAAAGTTGCATATTGAATCAGAGCCCAGATTGTAATAAATGGGCCTGCTAATTGCGCGAATGTAAGCACATATCTTTTATGAACTTTTAGATTCATAATACGAATCAATCTCTTTTATAATAGACTCTTTGCCAGGATACGAATCAAGTAAAGGCATATGTGTGTCTTCGATACCATAATAATCTTCGTACCAAACAACTTCTTTTTGGTATTTATTTAAATACGCGACGAGTGCACGATAATCATTATACATCAAACCAATATTAAAACGAATGGCATTGGGTTTTAATTCGGGATATACTTTTAGCAAATAATTTGCCATACTTAAAGCAGCGTTTCTCATATTTTTACGAAGTATAAAGAAACTTGCCTGATTGGCTAAAAGATACGAGTGTTGATTTACAAGTACGATGTGTTCACTATGATCTTGTAACAAGTCGGCAAACGAATCTTGCGTAAAATTTGTTTGATGCTTAGTTTCGTGAGTAAGTTGTTTTCTATTACTTTGAATGTGAACAGGATGTAACTCTCCCACAAATGGTAAACTTGTTTTCTCTTGGAGATCCAAGCAAAAACGAGTAGCACCACATCGTGGAAGAGAACAAACGATCATTCTTCATCTTCACTCATAAAAAGAGTTTTCGGCAATTTCACTTTCTTCTTCGGTTTCTTCGAAATAGCAAGAAGATCAATTTTACCTGGAACAACGTCAAGACTATAAGTTCGAGCACGATCTTCAATATCAAGATTAATAAAGTCTACACCAAATTCTTTGTGGAATTCAGAAAGAAGATCTTCTCTGCATGCCTCAAGATATTTTTTCCATTGCCAACGACCGATCTCTGAAAGTATTTTTCTTCTTCGCGCAGCTTTCGCATCTTCTGGCGGAGTTTTCGTATGCCAATTACTCGTGTCTTCTAAGTGATATGAAACCATCTTACTGTGATGGAACATTTTATATCCAGCAGCGTATGACATCATCGTCATCATGACTTCTTCTCCTACAAAGAAGACTTTTGGATCTAATCCGACATTGTCAATCCAATCGACATGCGTAAAGAAGTTTCCTGCCATAATATGAAACGCCGGTCTTGGCATATCAGTCGATGGAATCGCGTCTCCATGTACATCTGGAATCAAAGTATCCGGATCAATAGTATAATACTTGACTTGACAAGCATCATTTTCTTCTTGACAAAGATAAGTTTTAATCTCTCCGTCTTTTTCTTCAATTATAAATGATTTACATGATCCAGTAATGATGACTTTATTGGTTTCACACATATCCATCGCTCTCTTATAATCTTCAATCAGAGCTCGATCCCAATTCATATCATGTAACATATGTGAGTCGACTTGATAAATGAAGTCATACTCGTTTGTGATATTTAACATATTAATATATCTTGCCCAAACACAACCATCAGAGTATTCGGGATCGATTCTTTTATAGATGACATCATCTCGACTTACAAGCACAGGTTCTGTGCACGCCAACGAATCTTCATAACGAGTTTGCTCGAAGATCGAATAGACTACATTATTCCGATTGGATTTGGTTTGCATCATACTCTTGATGGTATGAGGAAGTAAAGGATCTTGATACGAGCATACTGAAACAAAAATGTTCATTGTTTATTCTCTTCTTTTTGCATATTAAATTTCTTTTTTATTCCCATATACTTTCGATAGTATTGCTTATCATCTCCGGGAATTAGATTCATAGTTTTATCTATCATCTCATCTGAAGCTGGGCCAACAGAAGCAGTAATATCTTTATTGAGGAAAGGAATGACGTGCAACAAAGGTTCTCCCGCTTTAATGTGAACGTTACATTCTCTTTTCGGCATGCAAATGAAGTTTGTAATATGGAAACTCTTATAGTCTACCAAACCAGGAGTTATGTATAGATCTTCAAGAAAAGTAGAATGATAAAATGCAGGCATTAACAATGCGCTAATGTTTTTTTGAGTAAAAATTTTCCAAGGAGATGGAAATAAGATTGCTGTAGGATCAATTCCAATTGGAGTAAATGCGCCTTCTACAAATTTTTCATCCATCTTTACGCCATTGTCAAATCCGCGATCTCCTCTCGGTCCTCTGTCTCCAAGATACCAAGAAGTACCAGCTTTATTTGCCATAATATGAATGTCTACCCACGCCGGAATGATATAGCCAAATTGAGCATAGTCTAAAATTCCCGGACAGTATGGCATCAGATGCTTGCCATACTTGTCTTGTTGAACCTTGCGAGTATTTGTTGGAACATCAATCGCTCGTTCAACAGAAAAGTTATGATAAGATAACTTCTTAGTATCTACGAATTCAATATCTTTCTTTGGTTTTAATAAAGAAAACAAGTTTTTCATTTTCTTGGTACTCTCAATTCTTTTGTATATACGCTTCTTCGAGTGTTTTGCATCTTTGATATGATATTAATTAAGTGATGTTCATCTTCTTTCATGTTTCGAATATTGGGCTTTGATGGAACAGCATCACGCTTAATTGGAATGGCAATGACTAAAGGTGTACCAGCAAGTAAAAGCACGTCGGCATTTGGAGTGTGCCAGATTGCAGGAAAATTGACTTCTTTTGGATATGTATCTGTATCAACTAATCCTGACAGACATGTAAAATGGCTTTCAAAGTTATTAATCGGAGCTATGAAAAGAGTCGACCAACCCGGAGCAGTCTTTACAATCCATGGATTGACAAACTTCAAAGGAGGTGCAGGAAATCCAGGAGCAGATCTTTCTCCAAGTTGTCGAATGTCATGAAACTCACATACGTTGATCTGTGGAGAAGACGTGACTTCAATTGTACTGCAGTCGTGATTTGATCTGACTGTCAAGTCGCCGATAAGAGGAATGACATATCCTAATGACATTGCGTCGATCATCGGCATGCATTTTTTTGCAGTAAAGCTATGAGATCCTGACCAATCACGATCATCTCTTCCATCTGTAATCAGTGGAGGAATTCTTTTATACCATTCTGGCATATATTTTGCCGCAGGCTTTGGCTGAGGTAATGCCTCAACATCATCGCGATGGCAATAAAACTCAATAATAGGTTTCTTTTTAAAAGGATTCCAACTCAACATTCTCTCTCACCCATTACCCATGCTACAAGACTCTTACGAAAACCAGAAGTGATTGGCTTCACTCGATGTGGCATCCATGAAGCGAAGAATACGATATCACCTTTATTCGGTTTAAACGAAACTTTGTCTTCAAAGTTTCCGTTGTTTACGATCTCTAACTCTCCACCTTCATATTCACTCGGATCTGAAAGAAGCAGAGATGCTGAGATCTTTCTTATATATTTCTGCCAGCCAAATTCAACATCCCAATGCCATGTATAATGTTGATTTGGTCCGTACTTTGTATATTGAAAAGCTTCGACGCCTTCGATATCATACATAAAGTTGTCGTAGTTCACGACAGAAACGATTCCTGACATTCTCTGAAATAGCCAATCACTGTGTTGATCATGATGTATCCACGAGATATCAGAATCTCGCGTTTCAGCCGGAGCTGCGGCATTCTTCTCTAGCCCAACTTTTCCTTTTTCAAACTCTTGGAGTTTTTCGAGATCGATAATTTTATCGACTTCTTCAGGAGTAAATCCTCCCGACCATACTGCAAAGCAATTCAATTGTTTCCCATATTTAGGAATAATATATGGCATAGTAAATCCTCGTCAAGTCACTTATTCAATAGTAATATCTATATATCCTCCGGGCGCTACAGTTACCGAATGTGATTGGCCATCCGGAAAAGAATAGTAGCTTGCCGTCTGATTATTTATCACCGGCGCAGGCGTACCACCGGCATTTGATCCGGGGAAAGTAATACCGAGCGCATTTGCTGCATTTCCTGGAACCGCCGGAGTTGGAGCATTAAAATTCTGCGGACCATTGGTAGCAGGATTAAAGTTTTGTGGACCATTCGAAGGTGCATTGAAGTTTTGTGGGCCATTTGAAGGCGCATTGAAGTTTTGAGGCCCGGTCGTTGGCGCATTAAAGTTTTGAGGCCCGGTCGTTGGCGCATTAAAGTTCTGAGGACCATTTGTAGGCGCATTGAAGTTCTGAGGCCCGTTAGTTGCAGGATTAAAGTTTTGAGGCCCGTTCGTTGGCGCATTAAAGTTCTGAGGACCATTCGCGACATTGAAGTTCTGAGGACCATTCGCGACATTAAAGTTTTGAGGCCCGTTCGTTGGCGCATTAAAGTTTTGTGGGCCATTCGTTGGAGCATTAAAATTCTGTGGGCCATTCGTTGGAGCATTGAAGTTTTGTGGCCCATTTGTAGGTGCATTAAAATTCTGTGGGCCATTCGTTGGAGCATTGAAGTTTTGTGGCCCATTTGTAGGTGCATTGAAGTTTTGAGGGCCGTTTGAAGGCGCATTGAAGTTTTGAGGGCCGTTTGAAGGCGCATTGAAGTTTTGTGGGCCATTTGAAGGCGCATTGAAGTTTTGTGGACCATTTGAAGGCGCATTGAAGTTTTGAGGACCATTACTTATAGCGTTAAATGCATTCACAAATCCTGGGCCATATTTAATACTAGGAGCATTATAAGAGACTGCATTTCCACCGCTAGTATTATAACTACCAGTTCCAGTTCCTGCAACAACGTTAAAGCCAGCTCCAGTTCCCGCAACAACGTTAAAGCCAGCTCCAGTTCCCGCAACAACGTTAAAGCCAGCTCCAGTTCCCGCAACAACGTTAAAGCCAGCTCCAGTTCCTGCAACTTTATTGAATGTACCTGTGCCAGTTCCTGCAACTTTATTGAATGTACCGGTTCCAGTTCCTGCAACAATGTTAAAGTTAGCTCCAGGCCCAGGAATTACGTTGAATGTGCTTCCAGTTCCAGGAACTTTATTAAATGTGCCTGTTCCAGTTCCTGCAACAATGTTAAATGTGCCTGTTCCCGGAAAGAGAATATTAAATGTGCCTGTTTGTGGAAAGATGATATTAAAGTTAGCTCCGGTCCCAGGAACTTTGTTAAATGTACCGGTTGCATTTCCTGGTACAATATTAAAGTTAGCTCCAGGTCCAGGAATAATATTAAATGTGCTTCCGGTCCCGGGAATAATATTAAATGTACCGGTTGCATTTCCTGGTACAATATTAAAGTTAGCTCCAGGTCCAGGAATTACGTTGAATGTGCTTCCGGTCCCGGGAATAATATTAAATGTACCGGTTGCATTTCCGGCGACAATATTAAAGTTAGCTCCAGGCCCAGGAATTAAAGCAGTTCCAGATCCACCTTGTCCTGAAACAAGAATACTATTCCTACCATAAGGAATTGCGATATTTCCTGGGCTATTAAACTTCGTCGTACCGACACCGCTTGCTCGCCAGGTTTTTTCGAGTGTAAATTTAGAACCGCCACCAATACCCATAAGTTATGCCGCCGCTTTCACTGACAATGAAACAATATAAGTCGTGCCTCCGTCGTACGTCATAATCGACCAGATATCGAGCGCGTTTGCAGTCGTTGTCGCAGGAGGCACAACTCCTCCTGCATATTTAGTACCTGCCGGCCATGTGATCGTACGACCTCCTGTTGCATCTTGTTTGGCTGCAATAGAACCAGACCATACGCGAGTCGCCGGAGGTATATTGGTCGGAGCGATTGTAATATTTCCAGTGAGAGTCAAATCGAAGAAGTTAGCAGCACCGCAATCAAGGCTATATGATCCAGTCGCAGCAGTATTAGCCACTTCGTGTTCTGTATAACCTGTTAAGATTGGGCGAGTAATGTTGTTATTGGCCATCACAAGGTTCGCTGACAGCGTAGTTAGACCACCAGTAACACTAAATGCTCCGTTCCATGTAAGAGCACCAGTTCCAGTTCTACCAAGTTTTACACTATTATCAGCATTACCAAAGATAATGTGTCCGTTATTGGCACTTTGTTGTCCCATAATACGAACAGTGTCAGCGATGTTAACATCTCCGAACCACGCATCATCACCGATGCCAATATTTGTTCCACTGCCATTATTAGCAGTAGTCACTCGATCAAAACTTCCAACGCTTGTAACGCTAATATTTCCAGTGATCGTAGTATTACCGGCTGCAAGAGTCGTGATACCTGATACCGGTCCACCAAAAGTTACTGCACTAGTTGTTTTATTAAATGTAAAGTTAGCAGAACCATTCGCTACGTTACTATCATTAAATATGACTTGTGTATTGGATCCGCCTATAGGACCAGCAACACCTTGTGCGCCAGTAGCACCTTGAGCACCGGTTGCACCAGTAGCACCTTGCGCGCCAGTTGCGCCAGCTGTGCCTTGAGGGCCTTGAAGTCCTTGAGCACCTTGCGCGCCAGCAACACCTTGTGCGCCAGTAGCACCTTGAGCACCGGTTGCACCAGTAGCACCTTGAGCACCAGTTGCACCAGTTGCGCCTTGAGCACCTTGAGGACCGACTGCTGTTACCCAATATGGAGAACCAGTCGCTCCATTCGATGCTAATACCTGACCGGCAGTTCCTACTCCACCATTCGCAGATAAAGCTCCGCCGAGTGTAAGAGAACTTAAAGTGCCTACAGAGGTAAGAGACGATGCAAGAATTCCAGTACCTAAAGCCGTAGAGTTAGCAATAGTAGTACCATTGATCCTATAGGTTTTACCAGTTGCAATATCTAAATGTTCGGAAGATGTCCAACTATCAGTTGCATCAACCCAGTTAAATGTCTTATCGGTACCACCTTTCAGAGTAATACCACCGCCATCGGCAGTGACATCACTTGGAGTAGTCACATCACCAAGTATAATATTTTTATCTTCTACAAGAAGATTTGTAGAATTTATATTCGTTGTGGTACCATTGATAGTGAGGTTACCAGAAACTGTGATATCGCCAGTGATCGTTGTGTTACCAGCAGCAAGAGTTGTAATGCCACTGACTGCTTGCGCGGCACTCGTCGACTGAATCGTCGTTGTTCCAACAAACAATGAAGGCAATCGAGCAAATGCCACTGTACCAGAAGTCAGATTGCTAGCATTCGCAGCAATTGTAATGGCATTCGTATAAGCTGCACCGGCATTGGCTACCATTGCTGTGTTGGCAGTTCCAATCTTTGTATCGGTATAAGTGACTGCATTGGAATATGCGTTATTGGCCCCGTCACTCAGTGAGGTAGCGTTAATCGCAGTCGCACCAATAACGAGTTGACCGCTCGTAATTACGACGTTGCCTGCCGATATTGTTACGCCATTCGCTACGGTTAACCCGTTTTTAACGCGAAAGTTATTTGGTGTCATCTGGTTCCCTATCCCACAGATTATTTACTTATATTTATAATAATTATGACGCCAGTATAATTCAATTTTGATTAAACCCACTTCGTTCCGTGCTTTGAGCTATATTTCGTTTCAGGATCATATGACGCGAAATCTTCATAACGAGGATCTCCTGGTTCTGCCCTCTTACCGATGCTATATTCGCCGATATGATTTACGATGTTATGGCCTTCTTCGGTCTTGAGCTTACAAGTTTGCATGCCAAGTTGCTGCAATGATTTCGCTACAACATACTCGCTTAAGTTTTTCTCACCTACTGATTCGGCATGTGGAAGATCTACTATCGCGCGAGGAAAAATACTCGCCAAACTCCAAAAATATGCCTCAGAAAGTTCGCCGCGATATTTTCCGAATGTAATGTCTGTTTCATAAGCCTGTGTTTCCTCTTCAAAATCATACCATTTTTGCCTTGTTAAACATACCTGAGAAACTTTTTGATAGTCGTGAAGAATCTGAGTCATGTCGAGCATTCGAATCGGACAGTTGAACGTCACATCATCTTCAGATAGATAAACGTAATCATAATCTCGTTCTCTCAACAATTCGAAGGTTCGATTCCATACGTATGGTAAACCCATATTCTGCTGATGTAGGAAGATCTCAGTAAAGCCAAAATTCTTGGCTAGCTCGAACATCGTACCATCATGGCGACCTTTTGGCATATCATCAATAAAGATGCCTTCGACTTCACATCCTTCAAAGTTTAGCATATCACGCTGTGATTTTAGAGTAGGAATCAAATATTCGAGTCGATTCGTCGACCATATTACCTTACATATCTTCATGAGAATCTCTCCGTATCAAAGAAGAATGTCTGGAACAATCTCCCGTCATATAAGTTTTTGCCGAAGTAGTCGAGGCTAGCATGGAAGAGATCTCCACGATAAAGAATAAGTCGATTATACTTGTTGCCTATCGAATCTACTTTATCCCATTTGGTGTAGTCGTATCCTTCGTAAAGGTTTTCATGCGATCGCCATTCTCCTGATTCCTTGTGCCGATACATAGCAGTACCACTCGATAGCGGTGCATCAGGAGTCAAGTAACATACTCCTGCCCACATGCTCGTATGATCACAATGAATCCAGGTACGATCTTGGGCTGTGGCATACTGAAAAGCTCCGGTATAACCAGAGTCTTCGTACCAGTTGGTAATGTTACCAGCAAAATTCATCCAGTACTGAATGCATGCTTTAACATCGTCTGTC